CTGATCAGTTCGGCGGTTTGCAGTATGGCGACCAAGTGCAGCACGAAGGCCTGACGTACAAGCTGCAGCATGAACCGTTGCGGCTGGCTGATGGCCGGTTCTGCGTGATGGTGCTGGAGAAGCTGAGCTCGCAACCGACGCCGATTCAGACATTGAGTCAGCAGCCGATCGTTACTCTGTAAGCATGACCCAACCCACGACGATTTCAGGCCTGCCCGACGCGACGGGGCCGCTTACAGGCGCTGAGCGGGTACCGATTGATGATGTAGCAGCGGGTGTCACCAAGGATTGCAGCACGCTGCAGATTGCGCAGACGCTGCCTGATGCGACAAGCAGCAATCGCGGGGCGATGACGGCTGCGCAGGCGCTGAAACTGGCGGAGATTGCCGCGGGTGCCACCGCCAACACCACTGATGCACAGCTGCGCAACCGAGCAACGCATACCGGTGAGCAGGCCATTAGCACGATCACGGGCCTTGCGACTGCGTTGTCGGGCAAGGAGAATGTCGGCGTTGCCGCTGCTGCTGTAGCGCAACTGGTGACGCAACTGCGCAACAGCAGGAAGATTTACGTTTCGCTGGAGGGCAACGACCTCAACAACGGCACCAGTGATGCTGAGCCACTGCGCACGCTGCGTGCTGCGTCATTGGCTGCGCTGCCGGGTGATGTGGTGTTCGTTGCCCCGGGCACGTATGTGGAGTCGATTCTGCCGATTCGGTGGAAGTATGACGTAACGATTTTCGGCTCAGGGTTGCGCAGCACGATCGTGCAGGGCGCAGCCGGCCAGGAGTTTAACGACATCTTCAAGGTCGATTCTGGTTTCTGGTGCTGGGGCGTGTCGTTTGCTGGGCACCAGGCGGATGAGACCCGGCAGGCATGGGCGATTGATTTTGATGAGCTGGCGGATAATACAGCGCGTGGTGCTGTCGGGCTTGGGGCGTTCATTCTGAAGTCGCCCTACATCCAGAACTGCACCAGCATCACCGCCGAGGACGATGCCGGACTGGCCGGATCGCAGAGCACGGGCAACACGGGTGGCGGCATCCGCGTGGATGGCAGCAAGTGTGCCGTCAACAGCCCCATCCGCTCGATGGTGGTGGACAGCTACACCCAGGTGAATCTGGGCGGTCCCGGCTGCTTGGTGCTGAATGATGGTTATGCGCAGTTGGTGAGCTTCTTCGGGACGTTCTGCACGTATCACGTTCGGACCGAGAGTGGCGGCCAGGTCAATTTGAGTGGTGGCGGCACTACTGATTTCGGCATCTACGGCCTGATGGCAGATGGCTACAGCAGCAGGCCGCTGTTTACCGGTGAGTCTCGGGTGGCGGCCTATGGGGCCGTGAGAGCAGAGAAGGCCGTCACGATTGACGTGAGCACCGATCTGTTCAGCTCCGTGGCCCACGGGCTGTCAGCGGGCGATCAGGTGACGTTCAGTGCCACGCAAGGCACGCTGCCTACGGGTCTGACGGCCAACACGACTTACTTTGTGATCAGCAGCGGCCTAACGGCTGATGCGTTCCAGGTGAGCACCACGTCGGGTGGTGGTGCGCTGGATGTGACGGGCACTGCTAGCGGCACCTATAAGTTTGTGCGGCAGGGCGCTACGCAGCTCGATGTGATCGGATTCAGCGCCAACCGACTGGGGCGTCAGATCAAGTATCCGACCGCCGGCAGCCTGGGCAGCCCTGGCAATGCGGTGCAGGTGACAGCACGCGGCGGCAGCACGCCTGGCAGCACGTTCACGGTGACGCTGGCCACCAGCACCATCGGCCACGAGTACGTGGGTGGTGGCACGGTCACCGTTGGCGGGACGCCTTATCCGATCACCAGTGCGGTCTACAACAAGTCCACGGGCGTGACGGTGCTGACAGCCACTGGCTACGCGCCAACGATCGGGAACAGCATCACGCTGGTGGGCCTGTCGTTCATCTGTGATTCAGCATCCCGACCAAACGCTGGCCAGCTGATGTTCCCGCAGCTGGTGTTCCCCCGGAATGCCAGTACCGAGGCGCCTGAGGCCAAGGTGTTCGCCTACACCAGGATTAGCGACTACGTGCTGACCTACACCGAGGCGGCAGCCGCTGCTGGCCCTGAGCACGAGTACGTGAGCGGCGGCACGGCAACGATCGGCGGCACTGATTACGGCGTGGCTGACGCGGTCTACAACAAGACCACAGGCGTGGTGACGCTGACGGTAAAGACGATCCTGCCTGCCGGCAATGGCAACGTGACGGTGAATGGGCTGCGATTCATCTGCCCAACGAGCGCCTACATCGTCACCAGCAGCGTGCCGATCAATGCCAGCGGCGCCCCGGTGGCCAACACCGATCCGACTCGGGCCGGCTACCGGGTGGTGTTCTTCTCGGGCCTCAACGGCGGACTGAAAGATGCGGTGACAGCGGGCCAGGCGCTGGACTTTCGCAACCGCTCACAGATCAGCGCACCGAGCCACACGTTTGAGTTCGTGGGCAGCGGCACTAACTACGACGCCCTGCCATGGAACGGCGGCGTGCCAGTGCCAGCCAATGCGATCGTCGAAACCAACAACGGTCGGGTCTACAGCAGCAACACCAACGAGAAGGGCGACTTCAAGGTTGGCAGCCAGTTCGAGGTAGACGGCACCACCGGCAGCGTCACGATCAACACGGATCAGTTCAACCTGAGCGGACTGAACTTCATCGGTCCATTTAGCCGCAACGGAGGCATCAGCACCGTTGGCGAGCAGCTCAGGGAGATCAGCAACAACACCTCACTGATCGCCTCAACCGGCGCCCCTGACGGGAACACTGCACCGACGCAGTTTGCGGTCAAGACCTACACCGACAACAAGTTCTTGCAGAACGTGACGGTGACAGCGGGCCTGCCGCTGACGATCACCGACACCAGCACGCAGGACGGGCAGGGGTACTGGACGCGGACCAGGCGGCTGGAGTTGTCGGTAAACACCGCCAATGGCCTGGCCAGGCTGGATGCTGGTGGGTTGATTCCATCGTCGCTGCTGCCGAGCTATGTGGATGAGGTGCTGGAGTTCGCCAACCTGGCGGGATTCCCGGCCACGGGCGAAACCGGCAAGATCTACGTCGCGCTGGACAGCAACAAGACCTACCGCTGGAGCGGATCAGCGTACGTCGAGATCAGCGCCAGCCCTGGCACCACCGATGCGCTGACTGAAGGCTCGCTGAATCTGTACTTCACGCAGGCGCGGGCGCGGCAGTCGATCAGCGTGAGCGGCTCGCTGAGTTACGACCCGAATACGGGCGTGATTTCGTACACGACGCCTCCGCCGGGCGGAACGGGCACAGTCACGAGTGTGGCGCTAGATCTGCCCATCAGCGTGTTCTCAATCTCTGGCAGTCCTGTGACGGGCTCCGGCACGCTGACTGGGGCATTCCAAGAGCAAGCGGTTGGCGCGGTGTTTGCTGGCCCCGTGAGCGGCGCTGCGGCAGCTCCGACGTTTCGAACGCTGAGTGCTGGTGAGGTAGGGCTTGGGACGACAGCAACGCCACAATTCGCCGGCCTGGGATTAGGCACGGCTGCAGTTAGCGGCTGGAGGTGGGTGACAAACGGCGGAGTGGTGCAGAACCGCAGCTCGCTAACCGTCTCCAGCGGCACCTACACGGTGGATGTGACGGCTGCCAATGAGTTTGTCACTGGGGCTGCAATCGCCGGGGCTACCACGATCAACCTGTCGAATCTTGCCAGCATCCCGAGCGGTTATGTGTGGCGGGGGGTGCTGTCGTTTTCGTACACCAGCGGCACGATTAGCTGGTTCACCGGTAACTCTGGTTATACGGTGAAATGGGATGGGGGTACGGCAATGACACCCACTGCCAGCGAGGTTGAGAAGGTTGTTATTGAAGTTGTTGGTGGTGGCACGACTATTGAGGTTGCACCACTTAAGGGGAGGGTCTGATCATGCTGAGACGTAGTGCGTTGCTGGCAGCAACGAATAGTGGTGGGCCGCCGGGGTTTGGGGTCAAGTACACCAATCCTGCAACTCTGCCCACGGGCGCTGGCCGGGAAGTTGCATTTTCTCCGGCTGGTGATGCTATTGCAGTGGCGCATAACAGCTCCCCATTTATTACCGTCTATCCCTGGTCAGCATCTGGCTTCGGCACGAAGTACACGAATCCTGCAACTCTGCCTACGTCCACCGCCCTCGGTGTTGCATTTTCCCCTGCTGGTGATGCTATTGCAGTGGCTCATGACGGCTCACGATTTATTACCGCCTATCCCTGGTCAGCATCTGGCTTCGGCACAAAGTACACCAATCCCGCGACGCTGCCTACGAGCATTGGCTGGGACGTTGCATTTTCCCCTGCTGGTGATGCTATTGCAGTGGCTCATTTGGGCTCCCCATTTATCACCGCATATCCCTGGTCAGCATCTGGCTTCGGCACGAAGTACACGAATCCTGCAACTCTGCCTACGTCCACCGCCCTCGGTGTTGCATTTTCCCCTGCTGGTGATGCTATTGCAGTGGCTCATGACGGCTCTCCATTTATTACCGCCTATCCCTGGTCAGCATCTGGCTTCGGCACAAAGTACACCAATCCCGCGACGCTGCCTACGAGCACTGGCTGGGACGTTGCATTTTCCCCTGCTGGTGATGCTATTGCAGTGGCTCATGGCAGCTCCCCATTTATTACCGCATATCCCTGGTCAGCATCTGGCTTCGGCACAAAGTACACCAATCCCGCGACGCTGCCTACGGACACTTGCTGGGACGTTGCATTTTCTCCGGCTGGTGATGCTATTGCAGTGGCGGATAACGGCTCCCCATTTATCACCGCCTATCCCTGGTCAGCATCTGGCTTCGGTACAAAGTACACGAATCCTGCAACTCTGCCTACGGGCACCGGCCTCGGTGTTGCATTTTCCCCCGCTGGTGATGCTATTGCAGTGGCTCATGACGGCTCTCCATTTATTACCGCCTATCCCTGGAACTCCTAATGAACAAGCTCTCCATTCTAACCACCGCCCTTGAAGGCCGCGATCACGAACTGCTCTCCTATCAAATCAACATCGACAACTACCGCCTGGCCATCGCCAAAATCAACGCCGACCACGCCGATAACGCTGATTTGCTTTCATTCCGTGATGATCTGCAGGCTCGCCTTGACGAAGAACTCCACCAGCAGCTTCGCGCTCGCATCATCCGCGATGTGATCGCGGAGCAAGTTGCCGAGCTGTCCACCCAGGAGGAACTAATCTCATGAACTACGTCCACATCGCTGCAGACGGTCAGCCCGAGTACCCTTACAACCTCTGGCAGCTCCGCAAAGCACACCCCAACATCTCATTCCCCGCTGAACCCACCCCGGAAGACCTGGCGCCCTTCAACGTCTTTCTGGTCACCATCAACCCTCAGCCCGATGGTTACAACCGTCGCCTGCAGATCGTTGAGCAGATCCCGCCAACCAGCACCGCTGACGGCTGGGTGATCGACTGGGCACTGCGCAACACCACCCCAGAGGAACAGGCCAGCTACGACGCTGCTCACACCCCCTGTGCCTTAGCGGGCGTCCATAGGCTGAGAGAGACGGCAGGCTATCTATGACTCTCGGTGCGTCAGCAGGATTTAATCTCGCCAGCCTGGGCACGCTGACCGCTCCCGGTGTCACGGCGGCTCAGCAATCGACTGGTG